ACCAGACTCCCACCATTCCCAATCAACAGAGGAACCTTGCTGGTCACCTCTTAAGGCATACTCTAAATCACCAAAAGTTATTCCGGGTTGATGTAGTCCAGTTTGACCAATAGAAAACCATGCGCCCGTATTGCCTATCATTGTATCACCGCTTAATGTAAAAGCTGTTCCTTGAGGTACAGTTTGTACACTTTCTATAGTTCTATCAACAAATGATTGGCTTGCAGAATTTCTTCTAATCGTATTAAATGTATTAGGTATAGAATCAGATATTCCAAAATCAAAAACGCTTACATCTCCTGTCCATGATAGAGGTATGTACGCGCCATCAGAAGGCGGTGGGGTAACACCGCCGCTATTTCCACTTTCATACATCCAATTCAATAAGAGTAACCTTCTTAATTCTCTTTTGCTTCTTGCCATTATAATCTATTTATTTGTAGTTTATTACAAGTTTGAATTATAATAGGTAAATCAACTTGTAACTGTACACCTGTAACATTGTCGTTTAATATCCTCTCATTCATCCCCTCATCTACTATGTAATCACCAAAGTTTACATGGTTAGTAGTTGTATAAGTAATTGAATCTGCCTCGTAAACGTCTCTTCTACTCTTTAATATTGATAAAACAAAATTAATGTAGTTTGACATTACATAGATATCATTGTCATAGTGCTGTTGTATGCTCCAATTCTCGTAGTCGTTAGAGTCTAAAAAGAATAAATTAAAGCTTGGGGTTTGTGTTACAGCTGCTGCTGGGTCTAATGTTCCAGAAGTACTACTTATCTCTACTAACCAGATGTAAGGCCAAGAGCCATTACCGTTGTTTATTCTCTTTATAAGCTCCCCGCTAACCATCTTAGGATTACCAAATAAAAACAAAGGAACATCAATATCAAAGAAATCTAAAGTAACCGGTGTATCACTTCCGTCAGTTGCAGAAACGGTGATATAAGAGTTTATTTCAAAGTCATCTACTACATACTCCACACCATCAATTAAAACCTTTTTAAGCGGCCTTAAATAAAGCGTATTATTAGTATTCAACCTGTATTGATTAGAACCCAAAGAAACTACAGAGGATATATTAATCCTATGCGCTACACTTGATATTGTGTCTATAAATATTTCAATGGGTTTTAAAGCCATGTAGAGTAGTCTTTTCTTATTCCGTTATAATTATCGTAATCGTAGTTCTCTGGGTTGTCGCAGATGTACCACTGAATATTTTTATAAGTCTTAATACCTAAATTGTAATTCTTGTATAGTTTAGTATGTGACAAAGCAACTAACTGAGAGTTACTAAAAGTGTTACTAGTTGCACCAGTTAAAACAAACTCATGCTGGTTATCTCTTGCGTACTCCCAAAAGATAAAATACTTTAACATATCCTTAAACCCTTTGCTTATTCTTTGGTCATTATCACATGTACCATCATCATCAATGCAAAAAGCATTAAATATTGCTGTGAATTTTGGACTAAGTGGTACTGAGTCCGGTAGTATATTTGGTGTAGTATCTAAGTCTGCTATAAATTCTGTATACATATCACAACCTAGTAAAGCAGTTAAATAGTCTACTTCATACTCATCAATATAAGCCTGAATAGCCGGAGTGGTAAACTCATTTTTTCCTTGAGCTACTAATCCAATAAAATCGCTAGGTTGTAAAAAACTCATTATTTCTTAGCTTTCTTTTTAGGTGCTGCTTTCTTTTTTGCAGGGGCTTTTTTAGCCTCTACTGTTTTTGTAGACTCAGAAGGTAACTCTTCAATAACTCCACGCTTAAACATATTAGACGCAGTATTCTTATTTAGTTCTACTATGTCTCCCTTTCTATATCTGTTGTACCTCTTTAGTACTAAGTATTTTTTTTGCTTCATAACTTAAAGTCTTTTACCACCAAAACCCCGCTAAGTTAATAGCGAGGCGTTGGCTGATTATGAATGAAACTTATGGTGCAGGAGGTGCAGTAATCGCAGTAATCGCAGAAGCGATATCTGGAACATGCAAGAAAGCATTAGCGTCTACATTTCTCACTAAAAAGTTTAATCTTTCGTAAGCTTTAACTGTAACGATTTCTTTTTCAAAGTTGTCGTTGTTTTCAAATCCAAATTCTACTGTTGTCCCTCTTCTTGAAACTACAGTACCTTTCGTTGAATCCATTACGTACATTTCGTTAACTGGTACTAAGTTGTTAGCGATAACCTGTACAGACCCAATATTCACTCCGTCATCAGTAATGAAGTTAGGAATCAAATATCTGTTGTTAGCGTCTTTTTCAACTCTTAATAAGCAAAAGCTTACAGGATTAACTAATGCATAGTTAGCTGTAAATTTGTTATTCTCTCCAGCGTCAGAAATTTGACACGCTGTAACGTGAATTAAATCAACTAATGTCGGAGCTTGTACAGATGTTGCATAGTCTCCAGCGGCAAACGTAGATGCTACAGCATCAACAGAGTTAAGTTCTGGATAAACGTCAGTACCTAATAGTAAACCTTCATCAACTTTTAAAGCTACATCAGTAGATACTAAGTCTTGAATTTCTCCCGACACCCACTCGTAATCGTCCATCATATCAATACAAACGTCTACAAAATCTCTTACTTTAGTTATTTGTAATGTTCTTACTTGCCATGTGATTTTAGAGTCGTGAGTAGAAGACGCACAACCTGCAACATTCTTAGCATCTCTTACGATTGTCTCTTGGTCATTATATTTAATGTACTCTTTAGTTGTATTTCTTTGGTTAAAAAGATTACGCATGAAAGTCTGTCTAGTGGCAATCTGACCAACTCCAGGCATCATATCAGCAAAATCAGTACCCGAAGTAATATCAGATGCATCTTGATTTGCTTTTATATCTAATCTTACAGTAGACTTATTATCCTTAAGTCCTTTTAATTTTTCTGCATTGTCGTTTAATCCTTCTAATAAAGCAGCTTTAAAATCTACTGGTTTACCTTCTGAAGCCTTTTCGATTTGCTCTTTGAATTTTGTCATCTCAACTCCTTGAGCCTTTAATGCACCTTCTAATGCATCAACTCTAGCATCCTTAAGACCTTTAATCTCTTTTGCTAAGTCTTCTAAATCTTCTTTGCTTGCCTTACCTTCTAAAGCAGCGTCATACTTTTTCCCAGACTCTTCTAAGTCATGAGCATTCTTTTCAACGATATAAGATGCTTTTGCCTCTTCCGTCATTTTTGCGATTTCCTCGCTTGATTTTTCTACAAACATTTTAATTTGTTTTAAGTGTTTAATAAATAATCTAAAACTGATTTCTTCGGCTCTGGCTCTAAAGTGTCTTTTGCAGACGGCTTGTTAAGCTCAAGTGAATTGTGTAATTGTTTTAGTTGAGCAAACATCTGCTCTATGTTAACTAACCTTTCGTCTGTGCCTTTACCATTTTTTAAAGCACCTTCTAAGGTTATTGTTAATTCGTTTAATTTTTTTAGTGTATAAGAGTTGTCTTTTAATCCTTTAGCAACATCTATAACCGGAGTAAGTGAGTTAGCCCCAAACGTTACGCCTGAACCTTCCCATAATTTAACCTCGTTTATTTCCCAATGTCCTTGCTCATGAAGTGGTGACTCTTTAACCTCTTGCATTTTTGAAGGGATATAATTAAAGCCTATTGAATGCTCTATTAGTATACCATCTTGATAGTCTCTAAAAGCATCCTCACCTTTTGAGCTTCTACCTAATGTTGATACAAAATAAAGTCCTTTAGAATCTTCGCCTAATTCATCTAATCTGCCTATTTGCTGCTCCCAATCATGGTTACGCAAGTGGGCTATCTTTCTATTTCCTGAGCTTTGTGGCCCTCTTTCGTTTATACTCTTAGAGAATGCACCTTTTCTTATTACGTCTCTATCACTATCAATTGTGTCGAAGCTTGAAAAGTAGCCCTTTACTTGTCGGCTGCCTTCGTCTAAGTCTGTTACTTTAATGCTAACAGTCTTTACCCCGTAGTGATGGTTCTTTAATTTTTCTTCTAAACTATTCATTTGTAGTAGTGTTAGGTTGTGCGATTAGGTCTGCCTCATCTTTATCGTATCCGTAGTTCTTTTGTAGTAGTAATGATTTGCCTTCTGTTGACGTGTTAGAGTTTAGGATAACATTAACACCTTCCATGTTAGCTTTATCCTTATCTGCTTCTTCTTTCTGGTCTGCTTGTAACGCCTCAATGCTTGAGGTATCTTGTATAATTCTATACCTTTTATTGTCTCTTAAACTGTATTGAGCTAACCAGCCGTTATTAATATCTCCTAGTATCTTATTGTTAACTGGCAGAACCGCATCTGTATAAAGAGACTTTAAAGCTGTTGTATAGTTGTTATAAGTTGAGTTTGCAGGGTCATTAAATAGAACTGAAGGAACACTAAACGCATTACATAATTGTCTGTCTGTTAAGACTCCTGATTCAATTATCTTTAAGTCAGTTGCATTCATACCCATATTTAGGTAATTAACATCTGTACCAGTTACATGAATAGAGTTGAAATTATCAATACCTCTAATCTTTTGGTTAACTAAGGACTTCATTTGTTTAGCCTCTTCAGGATTCAATGGTTTCTCACCCTTATTAGTTAGAATACCTCTTGAGCCTTGGTTCTTAACCATTATACTAATGGCCTTCTGAATATCACTAGAACCCGTTAGAGAATACAAAGCAGCCTGTAAAGGGCTTAACCCCTCTAAGCTCTGTAAACCTTTATCACTAGGATTAATATATTTAGTATGCAATACCTCTTCTAAAGGAATGTTAAAAGTCTTTTGTTTGTCTGTGAATTGATAACCCTTAGCCCCATCTAAATAGCTGTTGCCCGTTATAGGTGTTGTAAATCCACTAGGTAGAATCTCTAATTGTTGCCATAAATCACCAAATCCAACAGAGGTTAGTCCCCTTTGGTAAACATCACCAGTTGATAGTAAATAAGTAATGACAGTTTCAAAGTAATCGTTTTGGCTTAATTGTCTACCTTGATAAATAGCAGGTTGTTGAAGCATCTCAAATACTTCTCCATCTGTTATCCTTTCAACCTCATCCGGGTTAGTTGCATCAATTAATATCTTAGGAACGTCTGCTGCATTGCTTGCTATCTTCTTTATAATAGAATAAACCGTAACATTTGAAGAGTAACCAGTGTTAATTAATCCTTGGTTGTTCTCGTTATTAGATGAGAAACCACCAAAGCCTACAAAATTTCCTGTTGTGATGAAACTATTAGAGTCGTTATAACTATGACTCTTTAATGAAAGGTCAAGTTGTTTACCTTTTGAGAATGGTATTTTAAACTTCACTCAATTGAATTATGTGAGTAAAGGTAAGTAAATGATTATAATCTAAGAAATACCTTGATTAATTACTAATCAAAGAACCATTTTATTTAATGAAACTTCAAAGTAATAAGCCATCTTAACAAGGTTGCAGAATGTCGGCTCTGCTATCCCTTGCTCATAAGATGCAATCATTGAACGTGTTAAACCTAATTCTTTAGCTAATTTAACTTGACTAATATTACATTCTTTCCTTTGTTGTTTAAGATTGTTTGCAAAATTCATAAGCAAGTAGTTGTTTGTGTAATGGTGTAAGGCTCTGGGAAATAAAAATCTAATACATGTGTACCATCTGACTCAAACTGTTTAACCTCTTCTTTAGTACCTTCAAACTCTATTTGATGATTAAGTTCATTTTGGTAAGGCTCAGATGTTACCGTATTAATGTTACACTCATAAGTCTTAGTACATGAGCCTAAAAATAAAGCTAATATTATTAAATTTCTTGTTTTCATATATTATTAATTATCAATTAGTTAGTCTACTTGTTGCATAGGGTGGAGACACATCTCTTTGAACAACAAACTACTTATCTCACTCATCATAAAATACCTGTCCATTATCATGTCTCTACATATCTTTAAAGATACATTCTCGTCTGATACTATCATCATGTCTTTCTTAATCTCAAAATCGAACTCATTAAAGATAACTTTATAAGCTTTTAGCAATTCTTTTTCCATAATATTAATTTAAACCATTACAAACTCCCCGTAAATATCAAATATTTCTCTCATCATTATAGTATCCCAATCATCTGGAGAGCGGCCTATCATCTCCTTTACCTTGTCTTTAGGCATTATACTCATCCTTCCATCCTTGTCTACATGGTTGTATTTGACCTGCTCCATCTCTTCTGATACCCTATCAATTACCGTTTGGTCTTTGCATATCTCAACTACTTCACCTCTCTCTATTCTCTTAGCCATACGTATTGAGCACTGGCTTTTAAGGTTATCATAGTTCTCTTTTAGCTTGGCCTTAGAGTTGTTAATGAAGCCTTGGCAGTTAAGTATATCAACTACACCACCGCCAACACCGTCCTCATCCGCTACTGTATTAGAGTTTT